ACACCAGCATCTGCAACCATCGCGGCGTCCGACTTGTCGAATGTGATTGCATCAGCTGTGATCGAGCGAACCCTCTTGAAGCCGTTGTTCGCAGCATTGGTGAACGAGTTGGCACTTGCGTCGCCACCGATGTAGACCCACTGTCCGGGAACGAGGCCCAGTGTGGTGAGGTCTGCGACTGCGGTCGAGGTCAGAGCCGGAAGGTTCCCGGAGACATCGATCACAGCGTCTGCATCAGCGAACTGGAAGCCGACGACCTTGATGTCAGCGCCAGCGGGCGGAGAAGCTTCTGCGACCAGCAAGCCATCAGCAACTTCGACCGAGATACCAGCGACGATTGCCGTGACGACGTTCACTGCATTGTTCGCTGTATTGGCAAAGCCACGACCGATGATCAGGTTGCCGACGATGAAGTCAGTTGTCGATGCGACTTGATATTCGTCGGGGTTGATGGTGTCAAGAGCAACTGCTGTGACGACTTCTTCACCCTTTGCACGAATGTCCGCGAACATGACACCCTGCATGAGATCGGTGAGGTTTTCGAACGTGAGGTTGTGGTTGAAACCACCAGTCGCGTTCAAGTCAGTCGTAACGCCCTTGCGGCGCTGACGCGACGGATTGATCGGGTTGGGAGCGACGGTGACAACTTCACCACCAAAATCGCTGTAGCTGTTCGGGTTCAACCGATACCAGACCGGTGTCCCACCAAGTCCGCCTTCACCGGGAAGCAGGCCAAGCTGAGCTTCCTCAGCATAGGCAAGGCCGGTGATATTGGAGTCGATCTTTTGGACCTGTGCCATTCGTGGCCTCCTTACTTTGTTTCAGTGTATTCGAAATCAACGAGCACATTGGTCTGATAGAAAGTACCATCGCGACCGAGTTCATTGATACGAACGTTACGGAACCAAACTCCATTGGGTGAAGACGCGCCTTCATATGCGTCGGCCACCACCTTAGCCAAAGCATACGCTTCTGACAAGCCGGAACCGGATGGAGTGTTGATCGTGATAATAAGGACGCCAAGCCGCAGGAATGATCTGTTGCCACGTCCACCGAGACTATCTTGCTGACCAGCCGCATGGCGGACAACGACAGTCGCCCACGGCGACATGTCAGTTTCTTTCTGATCACGAATGTCTTCATAGAAGAATTTGTAACCAGTTGGGTCCCACACTGCTTTCAGCTGAGCGAGAACTTCATCATTCGCTTGGGCATAGGTCAGGCTCACCGTCTCACTCCTATAAAACCAAGCAGAGTTGTGTTCGCAGGCTTCAAGGCTTGAGTTGCCTCGATATTGAAATCTATGCCACCATCGCGAACGAATGTGAACTGATGAAGATCGACCTCTCCCTGGAACAGGATATACACATATTCAGAGACAGACAACAGTCCATCGAGTTTGCTTGCATCGCCCAAGGCAGAAAGCCCAAAGATGCGGACAGCATTCGGCAGAAGTTGCATCGCTGGAACATCAAACTTCGTCTCAGGGGCAGGAATAGAGCCATTCCAAGGCTTCGCTGCATCGATAGGCGTCTCGTTCTGACGAACAAGAGTAATTGTCCGACCACCATTGGTGATCAGTTTCTGTGCCTTCGCAGCGAGTTTGGTGTAGTTGATCGCCATTACCTGATGACCCCACCACCTGAGGAAATCAGACCGAGCAGTAGACGATCTGCTGCTGGATATTTCTTGAAGATCTGAACCACGCCGCCGGAGTAGCGCTGCTCACTTTCAATCGGACCCACTTTATCACGGTTGAGGATCAACGAGCCGCCAGTTGCATCGACTTCAGGATCAGGCATCAGAGCGCCAGCCAACGCCCGCTCCGCATATTCTGCGACAGCTTGTTTGAGAGCCACCGGAATTCCAGTGAACACAGTCCTCGGGAATTCGAGAACCTGTTCAGCTTCGTCTAGACCGCCGATCAGTTCGGAATAGTCCCAGACGTGCTTGGGATTGCTCGCTGTGGTGGGAATTGCCGTTGCCAGCACACCCGCCACCAATGCCCGCACAATGACGTCCCCCACCCCAGCAAGGACGTCTGCAGAGGCGCTTGGATGCGCTAGGGTGCCAGTGCCCCCACCCGTGCCAGCAATGGCCCCCGCAAGGGCTCCAGTGGCCTCTCCGATAGTCGTGCCAATGGTAACTTCGTATGCAACCGCTGCGGCGTTACGAAATGTGTAAATGGTGGTCCCGATCGTGATGGTATCACCGTCAACAGGGAGTTCAGTGATCTGAAGAATGTTCGAGGCATAGACAGTGAGATCTTCATACAGCTTCTGCCCGAGGAAGACAGGACCGAATCGACGATCGATATAATCAGTGGCCGCGATGATAGCAGCCTTCTGCGCTTCTTCAGAAGCTGTTTCCCATGCGGTAGCACGATTTCTGCTGGCGAGATAGTTGCCAACGAAACCACGACCAGCATAAGCATTCGCTTCGTAGATACCAGATCCGTCTTCGACGATGAATGTCATGCTAGCCTCTCAGTTATCAGGCTTATCGCCCAAGATGACGTCACAGAAGCATCACCGATGTTAACTCCTTCAGCAATTGCCAAATTGCTTCTTATCAAGGAATGGAAGTTAAAGACGCCGGAACCATCGACTGGAATCAAATTGCTATAGTATAGGTGAGGAATTCCTGTTTCGAAATAGATGCAGACAGCATAGTGCGTTCCAGCCACCAGAATGGGAGCAGTGGGGAATACGAATTCCTGGAGGGTAGTTCCGAGAGAGGCAAAAGCTGACGAAGAAAAGAGAATGTTCTGTATCGTTGCGGTGTTGTCCGGCGATACTTCAAACACGAAGACAGAAACATTTGCAGCATCTGTCCTGAAAGATATTCTCTTAAGTTTACGATTGCTGTTAGGAGAAACCCTGTTGCCCTTCAGTTTGAAATTTGAAACCGAAGCCGCGTCGTCTGGAAAAGTAAAAGTCTGCAGATCAGGATCAGGATCAATCGCGAGTCTTTTGAGACGACGTTTCTTTGCGTAGAGAAGAGCAGCCCTCAGCCTAGCAGACTGAGGTCCTATCATGCGAGGGCTGCGTTCAATGCTCATAGCTTACCTCATCGGGCGTTGGCCCCCACGAGCGGTCTTGCGAGCGAATGCCCGATCGATCGCGGCACGGGGATCCAGTTTCACAAGATCAGTGATCTTCATGCCACCGAGCGCGTCATGCACCGCCTTCGCTTTCGCATTGCGGTTTTCGGCCGAGACTTTGATGTAAGCCTGGATCGCTTGCTGATTGGACATGTCGGGGATCAGAGCCCTGATCCAGGTCCGGGCCGTCGCGAGGCTGAGTTTCAGCTTGCGGGACATTTCGTCGACTTCTTTCTGGCGAGCAGCCAGTTCAGCGATCTGTCCGATCAGAAGCTTTTCGACTTCCGGCAGGAGTTCCTTCGGCAGGTCTTTCAGGACCTTGTCAGCGAGTTCCTGCGGGAGCATCGGCTCCATTTCGGAGAAGGCTTTCAGAAGCGAGGTATCGAGAGGGCCAGTTTCCGTCTCGATGACCGGAGGCTGTTCCGGCGCTTTGGTTTCTTCTTCGATGGTCAGGTCTTGGTTCTCACGCGAGAACTTCGGGGCAGCATCGATGATTTCTGCACGGGAGACCTTCTTGCCGACCAGTTCGCTGACGACGTCCGTCTTGGGCGCTCCATCCTGCGTCCACTGTTCGTCATCGAGAGCGTCGAGTTGAACAAGTGCTTCCTTGATATTCATCATATCTACCTCTTAAATTTAGGTTGGGAAGAGTGCCCAAGAGGGCACCCTTCTTAGTCGTCGAGCATCGTCACCAGAACGATTTCGATGATGCCATTGGCCGTGATCACGACAGAGGTATCATCGGTGATGCTGGCTGCGTCGATCAGCAGGTTCAGGTTGATCTCGAGATCGTTGGCCGTATTGTCGAGCACCAGATCGACACCATCGGCGACGGTCTTGATAGGCGAGACTTCGGCAGTCGCAGCGCCGAGCGCGGTGCTGGAGATCAGATCAACGTCTGTGCCAGTGATCGTTGCGTCGGAGGCGGGGGTCGTACCGACACCAAAGGCACCATCGAAAGTGTCGGTCAGATTGGCCGAGATCGGGCCAGTGAACTGAACCTGAACAGCGACAGACAGAACCTTGAGGTAGGCTTCGGGCAGACCGCCCAAGGAGACAGAGCCGAACCCGATAGCCGCACCGGTCGCGGTGACAGTAATCGCATGATCGATCGGCAGTTTGATCTTGGTGATAGCCTCACGCATGGGGTTCGCATGGGCAAGAGAGCGAGGAAGTCCTTTGGTCATCATGTTTCCTTTCGAAACTGAAGGTTGGAAGAAGGGGGCCGAAGCCCCCTACTCCTTACGCTTCGCGAGTGACCAAGCGAGCGAACTTGATCTGCTTCCGCTCGGGATACCGGCGATCCCACGAACCTGCTTCGTCCAGGTCGCTGTTCGCGGTACCTGTGTTGGCGGGACCGCCCTCGCCAGCAGTGCCGATCCAAGCGTGACCAGTCGGGTGCATGGACCACATGACGCGCGAGTACAGCACGTCCTGACCGCCGCCGTTGCCGCCGCCAGCTTTCCGCTCGACCTCGGTCGCCACGGGCGGAGTGCCAACGCCAAGCTGAGTCGCGCCAGTGCCGAAAAGCCACGTATCATAGACGGAGCCGGTCCGGGGAAGGCCATCATCGACGATCACTTCACGGCCGAGGAACATCGGAATGTTGATCTCGCCGCGAGCATCAGGGATGAAGTCGATCAGGTTGTTTTTCTGCATCCGGCTGTAGACCACCGAGTGGACAGCAACCGCAACCAGACCTTCCTGCGAGTCGCCCATCGTCTGCGCTGCATCGAGGAACGCTTCGGCCGAGAAGTTGGTCACACCATCGACGAAGCCAGCGCCCGAGATATCGTTGGCATAATCAGCCGTATCGTTGGCCGCGTTGTCAGCGATGACACCGTTCCAGGTCGCGATGAACGCGGCTTGCAGACGACGGGTCCAGTAGGCAGCGACGCGATCAGCAATCGCGTTCATTGGATCGGAGCCGGCCAGAACGGCTGCGAGGTCGGTCGTGGACCACGAGTTGTTCCGGTTCAGGCGAACGGCGATTTCTTTCAGCGAACTGATCTTCAACGGGTTCGGGGGACGAACGACACCAGCGGGCAACGCTGCATCGGCATCAGCGAACGGCACCGAAGTGTCAGTCGAGACACGCTCAGCATCATTGTCCAGATCGCGCCACGAGGGCACCTGGAACGTCAGACCACCACCAGCGAGCAGAGTGTCGAGCGGCTGGGAGCGGGCGAGCAGACCAGATTGAACCAGACGAGACTTTTCCTCCGTCAGGTTCTGCATGTAAGGAGTGAAGACTTCGGGGACGATGACGTCGCTCACCCGAGTCGCGGGTCCTGCGGCCATTTGATTTCCTTTCGTGGTGCTGGGAAAGCGAACCCATGTTCGCGGATTTGGGCTGATGACCCACGTCATCGAGAACTGAGGTAAGCTAACTCAAACCGGAGGGATTTGCAACAGGGTTTTAGTTAAGAAAGCGCCCCGAGAGTTAAACTCAATCGGGGCGCTTTGGCTGTTAGTATCAGCCGAGGTAAGCCTGCGGTCGGCTACCACACCCCGCAAGCGTGCCCCTTGTATAGCGTGCCCCCTTGCGGGGAGCAAGCCTATTTTCTCACGGCCGGAGGATGTGTTGCTCCGATTACCGAGCCGGTAGCTTTCGCAGCCTCTTGGGCTTTCGCCATGCCATGCTCGCGGACATACTGTCCCTGCTTGGTCATGTTCCAGCCCTTGGCAGACCACGGGTTATCACCGTTGTCACCGCCGAAGCCACCGCCACCAGCACCACCACCAGCAGAAGCAGGCCACCAGTGAGGACGCAGCTTCTGCATGTCCTTCATGAAGCCCTTGATGTCGGTTCCGGGCGTCACACCCTTGGCATCAGCCTTCACGATGAACTCTCCAGTCGTGACGTCGCGCTCGAGATACGCAGCAGCCACCATCTCCACATCGGGGATCGCAGTGCTGAGCACCTTCATTTCCGTAGCCACAGAACGAATGACATCGTTCATGTCACGGCGCTGGATGCTCTCATGAAGAGTATCACGCTCTTGCGCAAGAGTATCACGTTCGACCGTCAGGTCACGGAGTTGCCGTTCCAGAGGAGCGGTCTTCTGCCCAAGGCGAGCATCGATGATCTTCTGCATCGCCTCTTCGTCGAGTTTTCCGCCAGCAGCGGCTTCCAACTCGGCGATCCGGTCCAGCTTTGACTGAACCTCGTCCGGCTTCAGCGAACCCCACGCCCTGAGCGAGGTTTTCACAGCATTGTGATCTTCCCGTTCTTTGCGGAGGGCCTCCTGGACGTTGGCGATGTCCTGTTGCGTCTTCATGCCGTTGATGTGCGTGAGGACTGCCTTGCCGTCTTTCTCCGTGTAAAGACCACGGAACGCTTCGGGCACTGCATCGAGTTTGTCGTAAACAAGTTCGAGCGGATCCATATCCGTTCTCCATCTAAAGTCAAGATCACCTTGACTGGTTATGTTAACCGAGCAGTGAGCCCAGCGCGAAACAACCTGCTCCGAAGAGACAGGTATAGATCATTTTGTCTGCGTCCTTCCAGAAGGATGAGTTGTCTGCCCATTCGTCTTGTCACCGCCACCCGTGTCCCCATTGGGATTGCTCGGATCATTGGGCTGAATGACAGTGTTCGAACCAGTGTCAGGCTTCCCGAACACGAACTTCTCGTCCTTGCTCTCTTTCTCAGCCTCAGCAACTTCTTCTTCGAACGTCTTGGTAGTCATGCGACGCTTCCGAGACAGATCGTGCATCGAACGAGCGCTGATCGGCCAGCCAAGGTTGCGAGCCGTTGCAATTTCAACCATCGTTTGACCAGTGAGCGGCATTTCGCCAAACTCTTTGTTGGCGATGACCGAAACTTCACTGGGATCTTCGTCCATCCAGCGTGCACAGATCTTCAGCACTTGCTCGAGGCCAGTTGCGCCAGTCTCAGCGACTTGGTTCATGTCAGCTGTACGAGCAGCAACACGGATACGCAAGCTATCACCGCTTTCACGCTGGCGAGACGTGCTGTCCAGCGTTTGAGCGCCCATGGAGGAGGCACGGCCTTCCAGATTGGTGATTGCGTCTTTTTGTTCGCTGAGACCTTGGCTCTGGACACCGACGTACTTCGCGTCAGCACCCATAGGCAGATCAAGGCGTGCGCCTGACCCGACACGGACCTTATCAGTCTCATCGAAGCCGCCACCAATGGTCACGAAGGTATCTTGTCCCTGCATGAACAGGTTCTGCCGATAGTCTGCCTCAGCACGATAGATCGCCATGCAGATGTTGCCGAGGTCCAGAAGAGGCGGATCATCGACGTCAGACGTGACATCACAGGAGTTGATGAACACGAAAGGAATTTCTTCCAACGTACGACCACGCCACGATGGAGCCTTGAGAGACACCTCACTGTAATTGGTCTCTTCAAATACGCCCTGCCGATAGGTCCCTTTGGGTTCATTGTCCCGTGCATCGCCCAAGATGAGGACGCGATACTTGTCTTTGTTTTCCCAACCAAAATCAGCAGTGCGAACCTGCTCACTCTCGTTGAGGATGACAAGGTTCAACTTCTGGGGAACAAGTTGCTCAACAGTTCCATCGTCCCAGTTGATGCAGCGCTCAGCGATGTACGTCGCGAGATAGGGCAGATCTTCTCCAGGAACGGGGTTCGTTGGCATGTCAGCCATGAGGCCGATGCGCCCAGTGAGCAGTTGCTCGGTATTTATTCTTCGCAGGAGCACCTGCAAAGACTCACCCTGCCGAGACACGATCTTCTCCATGGCTTTCGGCAGCTTGATTTCAGCGGGCTGTGAGTGCATCATGCCGATTGCCATCTGCACAGCTTCCCGGGTGAAGTTCGGGAAACGCGCTCTCTGCTTGTACGCCTGATAAGCGATGAAGCCAACCGATGTCGCTGAAGTGATAGCACCGTCCAAGACTTGCGAACTGGTCATCGGGAGATAGAGCACACCCTTGCTCTTCACATGGCGCTCGCCTTTGTAGGCGTCACGCATCAGAGTCCAGTCAGGGCTGGCCGCTGAGAAAGATGGGTGTTGCGATGCGAGTGTGCTGGTCATGGCTGTCAACCTACTCCGGTCCTGCTGCTCTTGGCAAGCGTTTTGTGTCAGTTATATCCCGTTATCACGCCAGATGATCCCGGAGTTGTAACCCAACGAATGAGGTATCGTGTTTCGTCTGCGACGTGATCTTCTGCATCAGTATTGATGTCATCCATATTCGTCTCGTCACGAGGCAAAACAGGGATGGTCTCGATGAAAGAGGCACAGTCTTCAAACACGAACAGGCCAGCTTTCTCCCGAGGATACAATCGAGGCTCATCACGCACGATTTTCACGTTCGGATGAGCGTTTTTCAGTCTCTGCCTCATTTGTGTCCAGCCCGTAGCACGACTTCCCGGCCTTTTATCGGCAGGGTTCCACTGAATGCCTGGATAGCGATAGCCATCGTCCAGTCGAACCCTGACTTTCATGTCCGTAGCAATGCAATTTCCGTTCTCAGCAGCGAAAATCTGGCTGTCAGCGACGCCAGCTTTCACGCGACACCAGTTCTGGCCCTGTTCTCTCCATCCCCACTCCAGTTCTCTCTTGATAATGCCTTCGCTGATATCGGAAGCGAGAAGATCGAGGCCTTCATTTGGCTTTCCAGTGCTGCCGTACCACTCTCTGACGCGAATCACATCACCTTTCACAGTGGATTTCCATACTCCGGGCTGAATTTCAACGTCTGAACCGTCAGAAATGGCCCACCACCCAACAGAGAATGGTTTCGAGGCTCCCCAGTCGAAGGAACGCACGATTTTCCAGTTGTCTGGGATCAAAAAACGCTTGAGAACGTTATATTTCGGGTTCCAGACGTCATCGAACATGCCACCAGCGACAATGTCCCAGGAACCTTCCAACCAAGCCTTCTTTTCGGCCTCGTTACGAGCAGAAGCAGCGATTTTCTGCTTGTAATCGGGGTCAGCTTCCAGAAGAGCCGTATTTTCATCAATGTGACTGTGGATTGACAAACGGCTCGGCTCCGAAAGACCATCTTCATCCTTGAGGTCCTTCCGAACGATCATGTTCATCGTGTTGGGCTTGAACCGATGTTTGACCCAGTTGTGTCCGGGTCCATAAGGGTTCGTCGTAGCCCGCACCATGCGAGGCATACCTTTCTTCGAACTCCGGCAGGTCGAAAACATGCGTCGATAGCCGCTGTCACTGTGCCAGTTGCAGAGTTCTTCCCAGCCAATCCATGGATATTCGTGTCCGTGATAGTTGTCGTAGTCATGGTCTTTGGCGAACTGACGAAGAAGAAGTTGCTCACCAGTCGGCCAAGTCCAAGTATGCTCGGAGTGGTTGAATTTCGCTTCCGGCCAGATCTGCGGGATCCATTTCTTGGTTTTCGAAATAACGTCAGTCAACTGCTTGTAGGTCTGGCGAAACAGAATGCCTTTCCAAGCAGGACCGTATCCTTTGCCGACGTGCATGGAAAAAGACATGAGCAGCGAATCAGTCTTACCACCTCCTCGAGTTCCTTCGAATAGAACCTCAAAGATCGGAGTTGCAGACAGGAATGCCTCTTGGCTTCCCGGCATGGGTTTCCAGACGACGTTGCTCGGGAATTGTATGCTCATGACATCATTGCCACTCGTGGTTCCTCCCAATAGGCGCTGGCACGGTATGGTAGGTGTTGGAGGTCACAAAGACAAGCCTCGAATTCAGGCGAAAGACTATGATTGTATCACGTGGAAGTGCAAAAGACAAGTGCTCATAGTCGTGGGTTTATTTTTATTTTTGGAAGATGATGAATGGTCTAAAGTCAGCGCGGGAGGGGTGGGGGGGAGTGGGCGGCATGGGGTAGGGTTACCCCGCCCCGCCCTTGGGGCGGGGTAGGGTACCCTGCCCTGCCACATAGGGCAGGGCAGGGCAGGGTGTTACGCCTTGGCGGCGGCAGGAGCAGGAACGAGCCAGCCTTGCTTGACGCGACCAAACCATTTGGCATGAGACATAGCGTTGCCATTGGGCTTGGCGGCAGTACCCCAGCCCGCGGACGGCTGGCGGTAGGTGGTGCCTTCAGCATTGGCAGCCAGTGCGCTGGCGTACTGCGCGGCGGTAAAGCCGTTGGGATAGGCCTTGCCAAGGCGCTTAGCGACGCTGTAGCAATAGCCGCGTATGGAGTCGGTACCCTGCGACGTAACCGGCCAAGGACCCATAACGAAGCGCGGTGCCTGCGGCGCGGTGGCGGCCTTGGCCTTGGCCTTGGCCTGCGGCGCGGCCTTGGCCTGCGGCGCGGTGGCCT